ACCGGTTTTAATATGGTCTTCGATTAATTTCACAGTCCTGCGGCGACCTTTTCCATAGCCACCTGTAAGATTAAACACTGAATTCAAACCTTTTGTTGCTAAACCACCAATAGCATTACCTATCATACCACTCAATGGTGGTGGGATCCCCATCGCGGTCAGTCCCAGTCCGGCACCAACGCCAATACCTGCTTTTTGTGAAACATATCTTACAATACTACTAGTAGTAGCATTAATACTATCAAGACTATCATCTGTTTCAATTAATACACAACTACTAAATTGTCTCTGTGGTGTACGCACTCCGGCCATAACTGGTGTCGGCAATGATATTTGATGTGTACTAATTGCATCATAATAATCTTTTACCCACGATAATCTTGATTCTTTTGGATATTGACTGAATAACGTGGCGGCTATTAATATATAACAAACCTGGGGCGTTTCATATATCTGTTCTGTAACACGATTCTGCACAAGATATTTGCCACGAAATTGTTCCATTGCGGCATAGGTCAATGATTCATCACGATCATGTTTTATGAAAGAATTAATACGTTCCCATTCATCTTTTGTATAAGCTGATAATAACTCTTCGTCATAGAAACCTAGTTTTACATTCTTCTTTAATATATCAAATAATGCCCAAGGTTGAAATTGTCCATAGACCATTTTACGAAGGTGATACGTAATTAACCGACCTGCTACATACTGATAATTTGGTGTGTCGTCATTAATTAAATCTGCCGCAGACTTAATTAATGTTTCTTGAATATTACTTGTTGTTATGCCACTATAAAATTGAATCTGGCTTTTAATTTCAACTTCGCTGGCAGAAACCCCGGTTATTCTTTCTGTTGCCCAAAAAACTACCTTATGTAGTTTTTCAATATCTAATGGTTCATCATGCCCATTCCGCTTTTTTACTTGAATTGCTGTCATGTTGAGTATTTACGACTTTAAAGACCTACCAGTTAAGAATATAATCGTTTAGAGGGCAAGACTAGTTCAAATGTGATATACTATAATGTATGGTTGCGTTATCGCCTGTAACCGTGGTTGTATAATGAAATTCTATATCTGTACCTTCTTCAATAACTTGAAGAACAACACCGGTATCTGAATTCTCTACATAACCGTCTGACCATTGTATTGATAAAGATCCGGCACCAGTGGAATCCATAGGACCCACAGCACATTTAACAGTACCTATTCTGTGTGTGTCACCTCTTAAAATTGAATAATCAATTTTAAATGATTTATAAGTTGGGTTTGCTAATACGAATATTGTAGAATCTGTACTATCATCTGTTGATACACCATCTGTTAATGTAGCGGTAAGACCTGATTGTCTTTCGTACTCGCCTTGTATAATAGTTTTGGCACCATCAAATGCTACAACTTTTTTACCACTACCACGCTTTATTCTACTAAAACTAGTTGAATTTGCATCAGACCTTTCAAACATATCACCAATACTAACATTATCATCTTCTAATAATTGTATAACATGTGTTGCCGCATTGCCTTCGCCATTAAAACTATTACCAACATCTAAAAATGTATTATATCCACTACAATTATAATTTACATTGGCTATATAAACACCTGCAGATGCAATTTCATCAAATAAATTATGTACAATTCTAAATGCCTGCGGACCGGTATCTGCCGCTTCTTTATTTTCGCCTAGAACAGCACCTCTAAATAAATTATAAAATCTACTGTTTGAAACAGTAACACCTTTAGCATCATCATCACAATGAAAGCCATATGTACATAACCTAAATTGACATTTATCAACTGTGACCATTTCAGGAATACTAGTTGATGATCCTTTTATTTCAAAACATTTAGTGTTTGCTGTTGCAACACCTAAATTAGCAACTGTGTCTCCACCAATAAAGTTTACTGAATTAAAATATGCCTGACTTGTAGATTCTAATAAAAATACACTTGTTGCTATTGCACTTTCAAATGTTAAATCACTAACTTCAATTTGCTTTGGTAATATTGCGGCATTTAAACCAATATTAGTACCAGTCTGTTGAAGACTATCTGTAGTTCTAGCTAGATAACTTGGAAATGAAGAATCTGCAGGGCTCAATTTAATTACAGAACTATCTGCACCTTCACCCCATAATTTAGCATACGAAGGAATTTTAATTGTATCACTAATTATATAAGTACCTGCAGGAAAATACAAACTTCTACGAATCTCTGCACTAACCTGCCTACTGAATAATTCATAAAGTGCTCTGTTAATAGCCGCAGTATCATCAGTAGTTCCATCACCCTTTGCACCAAAATCTTTTACACTTGCAAAGTCATCAAATTTTTCTTGTAACTTACGTGTTATAGGTGCCGCGGCTGTTGCACCGGTTACAACTGTATAACCACCTGCATCGCCTTTATATGTATATGAGGAGGCTAACGCCAATACATCACTAAATTCTGTTAATACTTCGGTATTACCTATTACTGGTGCACCATCTGTTAACGTGCCATTACCAATATATAGTTTACGATCATCTATACTCCAGCCTAATTCCCCACCTGCAAGTTGTGGGAGGTTTTCTGCTAAACCTTGTCTGTGCGTAATTCTTGAAATTTGAACAATAGCCATCTAATGTAATCCTGTTAATTCTAGTATTTATCCATATAATAGGTTTCGACTCGTTTCCACCATAAGTCTTTTTGTTGCTTAAACTCATCACCTTCGAGAATAAATTCCTGAAATTTATAGTCTTTAGTACACATTAATACAACTCCTTTATTTATATTACTGCCATGTAACTCGTTATGTGCTTCTGCATAAGCTACTAATTGTAAAAAATAATCCCCAAGCCATTGTCGTTTTTTCAATTTATTGGACTGTTTAAAATCTATTATTGCTTCGCTACCATTATACACTCCTACACAATCTGTAGTACCTGCATATATTTGTGGAAAATACAAAGGGACCTCTGTACCCCAAAATTGATCAACATTAGTTAACCCTTCATTAATTACTATTTTAGCCATATCTAAACTTTGTTGTGCATAAGGATTGGATACAGATTCTTTAAGTTCTTCTCCTAATATATATTTTTCTAAATAGGAGTGCATACGAGTACCACGACTAGCCGCTTCTGTAACTATTTCAGTGGCTTTCTTTTCACCTACACTTTTACGCCACCTTTCTAAACCTTCTCTATCCTTTTTGGGCTTAGTAGCTGACAAAATAGTTGTTACTGAAGCTAATTTATCTCCGTCTGGGGTCTGATAAACTCTTTTACCATTATTATCAGTAGTTCTATTAAGTGGTGTGTAATTAAATTTTGATTCTATCATTATTTTTAATTAGTGTAACATTGTTAGTTATAATTGTCAACTCATGTAAGTCAAAAAAATACCCGTCAACATTGTGACGGGTTAAATATTACAATCTAAGATTGTAATAAAAAAAACCATTTTTAATTATTTTTATAAACCTTTAGCAATACTATCAAGACTAGTACCTTTCTTCATAGCCCTTTTAGCCATACCTTTTACAACATCCTGTGCTTTATCAACCGGCATTAATGTTGATGCATCATCATAATCAAATGATATTGTATTTGGATCTACATTCTTTATCATTCCACTAAGCGGAGGATTTTGTGCCATGTTCTGTAATCCTGATACATCTATATTAATACCCATATCAGATGCCATTTTTATAAAACTTTGTGTAGAAATTGTTGAGCGGGTTTTTAAATATTCAGAACGTCCAATAATATATTGAACTAAAGCAGATAATTCTTGGATTACCGACCCGACAACTTCTTTGATAAACATTTTAGCGTTTTTCTCTACCAAAATCGGTAGTATCATCAAGCTCAGGTTCTAATTCAGGTTCAACATCAGCTTCGGCGTCAGCGTCAACGTCAGGTTCAATTGGCCCAAGATCTACATCACCAAATTCTTCTGGCTCTATCATTTCTTCGCCGGTAAGTGAACCCATTGCTGAATCCATACTTGTCTTTGCTTCTTCAAGGGCGCCAACTAATGCACTTAATGTAGCTGTTTGTGCATCAAAATATACTTGTGTTGCATTAACACCTAATTCTTCTTTCATTGCTGAAGCTAAATTTGGTAAATCTTTATATTGCATTTCTGCAACATCTTCATACATTTTTGTAATGCGATCAAGCAAATCTTGTGCGGCTAAAACAACCTGTGCTTGTTCAACCTCAGATTCATTAAGTTGTTCATTTTCTTTAGCAATTATATCTTCGTATTTTAAACCTGCTAATTTTTTTATTCGATTAAGATCTTTATTCTCTGTTTTTCTATCTTCTAAATAGTATCCTGGTTCATGAAGGTCCTCTGTACCTGGAGTAAATTCTACTTCTCCGCCATCTTGATCAGACATATACCAAGTATCATCTTCAAATTCGTCAAGAACATAATCTCGTCCACCTAAAACAATCCGGTCACCTTTTTGATAGTTCTTAGTATCGTCTTTTAAATCTCTCGGATCTTCATATTCGCTATCATCTTCATCTTCAACAGGATTCAATTTTTCTTCTTCCCAACCATCAGCAAGCTCATCTTCATTACGAACTGTAATATCCTCGTCATCTACCCAATCTTCTTCATCTTCATCAGGTTCTTTTATACCTGGAGCAAGAGTATTTGCCTTTTTTTGAGGATCTGCTCCTTTACCAACCCAATTATATTCTTTCATTAATGATTCTAGAGCTTGTTCTATCATTAATGCCTGTAAGTACTTTGGATTTGATTCACTTTTATGAAAATCTGGTGATCTTTTAAATTCTTCAATTATTTCTGTGGTTTTTTGTAGCATTAAATTTGCTGATTCAGCATTAATTCTATTTGGGTCAATATGAAAGCCGAAATGACCTTCGAGTATTTTGCCTATTTGTTTAGATTTTTGTATGCTTTCTAATTCGTCGAGTTTCATTCTTAATTCCCTGTTGTTGATAGTATTTAGCCAAAGAAACAGAATTCACCAATTGTTTTCTAAGGTGTTTCATTTTAGCAATATTGTCAATAATTTTAATAATAAGAATTTCTTTACGATTTGGGTCCTTTTCGCTCTTTATACAGGTATTTAAATTCTCAAATTCGAACATTTTATAACTAAGTTGCTTATCAACCTCTAATAATTCTTTTGCTTCAGATCTTCCCCTACGATCTAAAATACACCAAGCCAAAGCATTACGACTACAACTAAAATCTATAGCATCTTGATTTTCTTTAAAAACACGAAAAGCTGAAAAAATGGGTGTAATTGTATAATTACTAAAAACTATATAATTACCATTCTTTTTTGTGATAATATTCTCAGAAAGCTTCTGTAGACTAGCTTTAGCCAGAGCTGTTAATTTATTAAATTTTTGATTAGTCGTTATCATATCTCTTGACTAGAGATATGTTTTAGCAATAAGCCAGGCACATGCCCCTAGTAATGCCGCGATAATAGAACTACCCCATGTTAATAATTGTGAAGTCCTACGGTTGTTCATATCATTCAATGAATCGCGAATCTCAAAAACTACTTCTTCGAGATGATCAACCTTTTCTTCGACTGTGTCTAACTTATCTTCCAAAGATTTATACCTTTCGGCACAAAGTTCGACGTGAGCCTCTAAATTTTCCTTTTCTATCTCTGTAGTAGTAGCCATTTGTACTAGTTTATTCTCTTATTATTTTATCAATACGAGACTAGCACCATACAGAGAATTTTCCTGCTATGTGTCTTATGTCGAGCCTATTTGTGCCTGTGTTATGTTTAAAATTCTATATATATGCCAGAAGCATATTAATATTACTGTTATTTATGATCTGGCAAGTAATCCATTAACTCTATATAAAATATGTATTACAATACTTGCCTTTGGTGCAAATTTTTTGATTTAACTTAGCATTTTCTGTAAGATTTGTTATAATTGGAACATTCTCAAAGTCTTCTATCAAAGTACCAACAGGACTTTGCTCATTACCATAAGCTGATATATTTTCTGATTCGAAACTAAACGACCAAATATTATAAGTGAACCCCACAGGCCCCATAAAATATTCCCCAAACTTATATTGTTCAATATTTTCAGCTGATTGAATTAAAGGTATTGATATTTCGATTGGCTGAGCTCGCATTCCAATAAGCTGAAGAAATGTTTCAAAGTTTCTTTGTTGATTTCTTAATTGTATTTCTTCCATCTTTCTAGGTTTTCTAGTAAACCCGGTTTTTGTAATATCACAAAGTGTAAAACATACTATAGACATTTATATTCCTGGTGTTAATATTAATTTAAGGCTAT